AAGGACATCCTCATCAGCGGCTGGCATCTTGCCGAAAACAGCCAAGTACTGCTCGCGCAGCAGGCCCTGGTCCCGCACGGGTCCGGCCTTGTTGGCTTCGTGATTGTTTCGGCAGAACCACCACAGCGGGTCAATGTGCTTGAAGCCGTCCGCCATCACCGTGAAGTAGATGCGGTTGCATGCTTCCAACTCATCGTACGTGACCGCGCTTGTGGTCCAGTTCTTCGTGCCCAGAAATCGCTTGATCTCCGGGCACGCGATCAACTCGTCGCCGTCGAAGCACGGCTCGCCATCCTCCAACAACACATCCCAGCCAACAAACCGCAGGAACTCGCTGCCCTTGCCGGTCTTGAAGTCTAGCTTGGGTTGCCAACCAAGTCGGAGGAAGAATCCGCGTGCCGCCTCGGCGAAGCCTGCCCTCAGCGCTTCTTCGAGTCTCCCGGCGGTGTCGTCACCTTCAAAAGCCAATCTCGCAAGGTACTTTATGTCATCTCTTGCAGAGATGTAAAAGATGTTCTTCCCCTTGCTCTCGACCAGCTGCCGCACAGTGTTATCGATGCCACGCTCGTCACACTTGCACAAGAAGGACAACCACGCAAGCAGGTTCTGGAAAAAGTTGCCACTGCTGGTCAACCTGTCCCCTGACTCGCGCATGGCCCTCGGCAGCTTGATGGTGAGGACCATCGTCGCGCCGGTCTCATCCACGTAGCGCATCTTCCACGAAACCTTCTTCGTGCGGTCATGGACGATCCTCTCAAACATGAGACCTTCCTCCTGAAAACCGCAAAGTTTCGCGATGTGCTCGAGCACCTCGCACTCGTGGCGCTTCAATTGCGCGTGGATGCCGAACTCGAATGCCGTTAGGTCGTTTTCCACCCATTTGCCAGCTTTCATCTTCGCCATGCCCTTCACAAGCTTCTTGACAGCGGCCTTCTTGCCGATGTGCTTGATGCTCATGTCCTGAAGGGAATGGAACATGATGTGCTCGAAGATCCAAGCAACCCTCGTCAGTGCGCAGAGGCGCACATGCTTGTGGTTGGCAATTGGACGTGGCTTCGGCTTGCTGGTGACCTCTGCCTTGACGAACGCTTCCACTACCCTGCTAAAACCCATCTCGCCCTCCTCGGGAAGGTCCTGGTTCAGCATCTCGTGGAAGGCCTTTTCCTTGGCCTCGCTCGACATCTTGGATGGCAGTGTGGACATGTGATTCTCCAATTCGAGCAAGGCTTTGTCCACGTTCTTCTGGTTGAACACGTACTTCATCAAAGCCTTGGTCACATGACTCATCGCGGTCTTCTCGCTGGCAGTGCGAGTGTCTTGGCCTACCCCTTTGTTGCGCAGCCCGTTGCTGGCAATAAGATTCCGGGGATCATTGGCAAAGCTGTAGACGACCTTGTCCGACAACGCGGGAAAGCGTGCCTTGGCCTCCCGTGGTCCAATTAGTGGTACATCATCCGACTGAGGATGCAGCCACGGCTTGATGCTGACGTCACCCTGATCTTCCAACGGGTCCATAGTCGATAGCCAGCCGCCCTCTGTCTTAACCACACTTGATTCCAATGTGCCACGTTCGACGAAAGCGCGCTGCTGCCTGTCTAGCTCCTCGGCTTTGACAGCGGCGTCGAGTCGTTCGCGGAATTCGTCGTCACCAGCGGCGGGCTCGCTG